GTCGCACCTTGCCGACGTCCCGGCCGACATCTTGCAGGAAGCCTGCCGGCGGTACGTCAACAAGCCGGGCGTTCGGTACTATCCGCGCTCGGCCGGCGAACTGCGGGCCTTCACCGGGCCGCTGATGGTCACCCGCATGGTTCGGGAGCACCGCCTGCGCGAGATGGCCGCCGCCGCCGAAGAGCGCGAGCGCCGGGCCCGGGAAGATGGTGAAGTCGAATGGACGGTCGAGCGGGTGCGGGCGTTGCCGCGCAACCTCGCCGCCGCCGGTGTCAGCCGCGGATGGATCACCCAGGACATGTTTGACGAGGCATTCGCGCAGGGCGCGGAGATTGAGGGGGAACGATGAACGACAATACGACCGATCCGGCTGCAGCCTGGTGCATCCTGCGCACGGCTGGCCCGCGCACTCTCCCGCTCGCCCGGTCGCTCGCCGAGGCGGGCTTTGACGTCTGGACGCCGCGCGGCTGGAGCCAACCGAGCAAGAGGGCTGGTGCTCGCCCGACGAAGCGGAGCACGGCCGCCGCGCAAAGCGGGGCCGTCGCGGTGCCGATCATGCCGACGTTTATCTTCGCGCGATCCGACCGGCTGGGCGATCTGGCTCGCGTCGCCCGTGACGTCACCAGCGTTCATCCCGCCTTCTCGATCTTCCGGCATCAGGGACGCTATCCGCTGGTGGCAGACCGCGATCTGTCCCAGCTGCGCCGCGCTGAAGAGCGGGCGGACGTCGCCGTGCGCCGCAAGCGCCGTCGCAGCCTGGTGATGGGGCAGCGGGTCAGCTTCAGCGATGGGGCCTTCGCGGGCATCGAGGGCGTCGTCGAAGAGCAGCAGGGTCAGTTCGCCGTCGTCGCGTTCGGTGGAGGCTTCCGAATGAAGATCGCCACTTGGCGTGACGAATTCGATGATGTAGAACATGCAGCAGCCCATCTGGGCGCCGCTGCATGAGCAGCTTTCGTGGTGAGCCCCGCGCCGTAAGGCGGACAGGATGAAACGCACCGCCCTAGATCACCCTCATGCGTGAGGGTGAAAGTCCGAAGGTTGCCTGATCCATGCCATCGCGCCCGCCTGGGCTGCGGCCTCGCCCCGTCAGCAAGGCCAAGCCGTCCAACTGGACGCGCCGCGCGTCTCGTCACGATCGAGGCTATGGCACCGCGCACGACCGCATGCGCGAGCGGGTGCTGCGCGAAGAGCCGCTGTGCCGCGAGTGCGATGCCAAGGGGTTGGTGACCGCGACCACCACCGCCGACCACATCATCCCGCTCGCCGAGGGCGGCACCGGCGATCGAGAGAACATGCAGGGCCTGTGCGCCCCCTGCCACACCGCCAAGACCGCGCGGGAGTCTGCCCGCGCCCGCCTGCGTCGATCCACCAAAAGGCCCTAAAAACGGCCATTTCGGAGCCCTCGCGGCCCGCCTGACGACCGCCCCCGACCCGGGGGAGGGTCGAAAGTCTGGGCCCGAGGGCTCCGGGACCGCGCGTGGGGGCAAATTTTCGCACGCCCGATTTAAACTTTTTGGCCGAATTAAATTTCGGGAGGGCCCGATGGCCGATGCGCCCACCTTCGAAAGCGATCCGGGAGTCGCCGCCGCCCGGCAGCGATGGCGGGTCGTCGAGAACGCTCGACGGGGCACCGGCCGAACGTCGGCCCAGCTGGCGGCGCTGCCGGATGGTGCGTTCTATCTGGTCCATTGCCAGGAGATGGTCCGGTACTGTCGCGATCTGCTTCGCAAGGCCGGCCGTCGTCATGATGCCATCCGGTTCGTCACCCCTAGTCAGTGGCGATCGTTGGAAGGTGTCCGCGTCAATCGCTGGGATGTAGACCATTTCTATTTTGATGGGGCAGGCCGTGATGGCCCGCGGCTGTACGACATGATCAGCCAAGCAGCAGCCGGAGCGCCATACCGTGAAGCGCGGGCCTAAGCCGAAGGCCCCGTCGGAAAAGCTGGCGACCGGCACGCTCCGACCGTTCCGCGATGGGCTGAAGACCGAAATTGTTGTGCCGGGAGATCCCCCGGTTGCGCCTGACTATCTGACGCCTGGCGCGATCGATGTCTGGCAGGAGAACATCGGCCGCGTGATGGCGGCCGGGGTGACCGAACTCGATAGCGACCTGTTCGCTCGGTACTGCTCGACCGAGGCGCTGGTGCGCCAGGCGTTCAAGGCCGGCGGTGATCCGCCGCCCGCCGCATATCTGACGCTGCTGCGTCAATATGCCGAACTGCTCGGGATCGCAGGTCGGAAGAGCCGGGTCGGCAAGGTGGCCGATGACCCGACCAAAACGACCAACCCGTTCAAGCGTCTCGGCGCGCGATAAGGATTTCGCCGCCCGGGCGCTCGATTATGCGAAGGCGGCCGCTGGGGACAAGAAGCAGCAGCGGCATTGCAAATGGGTTCGGCTCGCGGCGCAACGGCACCTGGATGACATGAAGCGCCAGCGCGATCCGAAGTGGCCCTATCGCTGGTCGCCGGATCACGCGAACGACGCCTGCGGCTTCATGGAGCTATTGCCGCACATCGAGGGCGTTTGGGAAACGCCGACGATCAAGCTGGAGCCCGCGCAGATTTTCATCATCGCGGTCGTCTTCGGATGGCGCCGCAAGGACAACGGGCTGCGGCGATTCACGGTCGTCTATGAAGAGGTCGCTCGCAAAAACGCCAAGTCGACCAAGACCGCCGGCGTATCGCTCTATTGCCTGGCGATGGAGAATGAACCCGGGCCCCAGGTGCTGACGGCCGCAACGACGTTCGACCAGGCCAAGAAGGTTTTCCATCCGGCGAAGCGGATGGTCGAGAAGCTACCCGAGCTACAGGAGGCTTTCGGCATCCGGGCCTGGGCGAAGTCGATCACATGCGCCGACAACGGCGGATATATGCAGCCGCTGCACGCCAAGTCAAAGACCCAGGACGGCCATAACCCGCATCTGGTGACGATGGACGAGTTGCACGCGCATAGCGATCGCGGCCTGTACGACGTCATGCGGTCGGCCTTCGGCGCGCGAAAGCAACCGTTGCTGTGGCAGATCACGACCGCCGGCTTCAATCTGCACGGGGTCTGCTACGAACAGCGCTCGTTCGCGACCAAGGTGCTGGAGCGCACCGTCATCGCCGAGCACGTCTTCGGGATCATCTTCACCCTCGATCGCGCCGAAGATTATGGCGACGGCCGCAAAAAGGGTGATGATCCATTCGACGAAACCAAATGGATCAAGGCCAATCCGCTTCTCGGCAGCGCCGTCCAATTGGAGGAACTTCGGCAATATTCGATCGAGGCGCAGAACAGCCCTTCGGCCGAGGGTGAGTTCAAAACCAAGCGCCTAAATATCTGGATGGGCGCGGCGTCCGCATGGCTCAATGTCGCTCAGTGGCAGGCGTGCGGCGATCCAACGCTGCGGCTCCGCGACTTCCGGGGCCTCGAAAGCTTCATCGGCACCGACCTTTCCGACAAGGACGATATCACCGCTCTGACCCTGGCGGCCGTCGACCCCGAGGACTGCCTGCTGCTGAAGACATGGTTTTTCGTGCCTGAAGCCGTCCTTCGCCGCGATAGCCAGTCCGAAAAGGAAGTCGTTGCCCTCTATCGTCGCTGGCATGCCGAAGGCCGGCTGATCGTCACGCCCGGCGACTTCATCGATCATCGCCGGGTCGAACGGATCGTGCGGCGACTGAAGCGGGTGCTCAACGTCAGGAAGGCCGTCGGCGATCAGTATGGCGCCTGGCAGATCATGGCCGCCCAGCTAAACGACGACTTCGGTAGCGGCGACGACGCCTTCGCGGTCATTCTGCCGAAAAACGCCAAGAATTGCAGCGATCCGGCGAAGGATCTCGAAGCGAGGGCCAAGGCCGGCCCCCACAAGCTCCGGCACGATGCCAACCCCGTGATGGACTGGATGGCCGGTAACGCCGTCGTCGACCGACGGGTGGATGGGTCGATCTTGCCGAAAAAGGAGACGCCCATGTCCCCCAATAAGATCGACGGCATCGACTCGTCGGTGAACGCGCTCGCGCCGATGCAGCTGCCCGAGCAGCAGAGTTCCGATCTGGGCGACTTCCTGGCCAACGCGGTGACCGCGTAATGTCGTGGTGGAACTTCTGGCGCAATCGCCCCATCGGCCTGCACCCCGCAGACGACGGTTTCTGGCAGGGCTACTACGGCCAGGAGAATTTCGCGGAAGAGGTCGTCACCGCGCACGCTGCTATGCAGTTGTCGGCATTTTGGTCGGCGGTGCGGCTGATCTCTGAGACGATCGCCACCCTGCCGATCGGCCTCTATGAGCGCGGATCGAACGGCGACAAGGTGCCGATTACGGGCCACGACCTTTACGGCATCCTCCACGACAGCCCCAACGCCGATCAGACGTCCGTAGAGTTCTGGGAGGGTCGTTGCCTCGGCCTTTGCACGGGTGGCAACGGCTTCGCCGAAAAGCACACTGCCGGCTCGGGTCGGCTGATCTCGCTCGACCGGATGCCGGCAGATACGGGTGTGCATCGGAATGAAGCCGGTGCCCTGGAATATCGGTTCTACGACCGCGGCAAAGAAGAGAAGCTGCCGGAAGAAAAGGTCTTTCATATCCGAGGCTTCGGCGATGGCGATGTCGGCATGTCGCCGGTCACATATGCTCGCAACACCTTGGGCATCTCGCGCGCAGCCGAACGCCAGACCGGGCAGACGTTTTCGAAGGGGCTGAAAGCCCGCGGCTTCTTCATCATGCCGAACGGGTCAAAGCCACTGACCCCCGAACAGCGCGCCGATGCGAAGCGAACCCTCGTCGACGCGAACAGCGGCACGAATGCGCCATGGGCCGGCATCCTCGAAGGCGGAGTCGACTTCAAAAGCGTCAACCTTTCGCCCCGCGACGCGGAGATGATCACGTCGCGCCGGTTCCAGGTCGAAGACGTCTGTCGCTGGCTTCGCGTGCCCCCTGTCCTGATCGGACATGCGTCCGAAGGTCAGACGATGTGGGGCAGCGGGATAGAGCAGATTGTGCTGGGCTGGCTCACCCTTGGCCTGCGGCCGTATCTGACCCGCATCGAGCAGCGCGTGAAAAAGGATCTGTTGACGCCGGCCGACAAGGCGCGCGGCATTTTCGCCGAGTTCGCCGTGGAAGGCATCCTGCGCGCCGACAGCAAGGGCCGCGCCGAACTGATGTCGAAGATGATGCAGAACTCTGCGCTCCGTCCGAATGAATGGCGTCGCAAGGAAAACCTGCCGTCCGATCCTGATCCGCTGGCCGACAGCCTCTTCATCAATTCGACCCTCGTTCCCCTGTCGATGGCCGGTCAGCCGCGTGGCGGCCGGCAGAAGCCTCCAGCCCCCACCGGAGAATAAGCGATGACGCTTCGCACCCTGCCGGCGCTCGACCTGGGCGTCATCGCGGCCTCTGCCGTCGAACTATCCGCTACTGCGCTCGCTCGCTGGGACGAGACGATCATGGCCGCCGACGATGCCGGCGACGCTGTCATCTCGATCATGGGCGCGATTGGAGAAGACATCTGGGGCGACGGCGTCACCGCGCGCCGCATCTCCAGCGCTCTGCGCGCGATCGGAGGCAAGGACGTCTCGGTGAATATCAATTCACCTGGCGGGAATATGTTCGAAGGCTTGGCGATCTACAACGTGCTTCGCCAGCACCCGCACAAGGTAACGGTGAACGTGCTGGGCGTTGCCGCGTCGGCAGCCTCGGTCGTTGCGATGGCCGGCGACGTGATCAATGTCGCCAAGGCCGGCTTCCTCATGATCCACAATGCCAATGTGCCGGACGCGGGAAACCGGCATGACAAGCGCGAGATCGCCGACAAACTCGAGCAATTCGACGGTGCAATGGCGGGTCTTTATGCCGATCGCACCGGCCTGACCCGCGCGAAGATCGCCGGAATGATGGATGACGAGACATTTCTGACCGGGGAAGAGGCGGTCGCCCAGAAGTTCGCCGATGCCCTTCTACCAGGCGATGCCGTCAAGCATGGCCCCAAAGCCGAAATGACGCCGCTTCGGCGGCTCGACGACGCGCTGGCCAAGGGCGAGCGCATGCCGCGCGCCGAACGCCGCGCACTGTTCCAGGAAATCACCGCCAAGCCGCGCGCTGGCGATGACATCGACAAGCCGGGCGCTGTCGAAACCGCCGTCGAAGACGGTTCCACCGGGCTCAGCGTCGCGCTGGCTCGTCTGAAACTCATGCGGGCATAGCGCCCAGGGAAACATCACCATGTCGGATAAGGACACTGCGACGCTTCTGAAGGAAGTGTCGGCCGAACTCGTGCGCGTCAGCGACGATTTCACCAAGAAGGCCGAGGCGGCCATGACCGAGGTCAAGAACGCGGGTAAGCTCGCTGACGAGACCAAGGCCGCGGTCGACGAGATGGCGACCAAGCAGACCGAACTGGTCGGCGTCGTTGACGCGCTGAAGGTCAAGCTCGGCGAGGTCGAGCAGCGTTCGGTCCGCCGGCCGGGCCGCGACGGCGCGGACAGCGTCAAGAGCATCGGCGCCCAGCTGGTCGCGTCGGATCAGAAGCTGAAGGATTTCGCCGCGTCGCTCCAGGGCGGACAGCGCCTCAATATCGCTATCAGCGACGTGCAGAATGCTCTGATCAGTTCGGGCATCGGCGAGGGCATCGTGGAGCCCATGCGGCTTCCCGGCATCGACGTCATGCCGAAGCAGCGGCTCTTCATCCGTGATCTGATCGCGCCGGGCCGCACCGGCTCGCCTGCCATCTTCTGGGTGCAGCAGACCGGCTTCGTGAACAACGCGGCGGTCGTCGCCGAAAACACGAAGAAGCCGGAGTCGACCATCAGCTTCGATAGCAAGATCACCGCGGTCGCCACGATCGCTCATCTGTTCAAGGCTTCGAAGCAGATCCTCGACGACTTCGCCCAGCTTCAGTCGACCGTCGATGCCGAAATGCGTTACGGCCTGAAGTTCGCCGAAGAACAGGAAATCCTGTTCGGCGATGGCACTGGCGTTCATCTGGAGGGCATCGTGCCGCAGGCGCAGGATTTCGATCCGGCGTTCTCGGTCGAGTTCCAGACGCCGATCGACGATCTGCGCCTTGCGATCTTGCAGTCGCAGCTGGCCCGCCTGCCGGCGGACGGCATCGTTCTGCACTTCATCGATTGGGCGAAGATCGAGCTCACGAAGAACCAGGTCGGTGATTACATCCTGGCCAACCCGCTGCGCCTCGCCGGCCCGACCCTTTGGGGTCTGCCGATCGTCGCGACCGAAGCGGCCGAGTTCCAGGGCGAGTTCCTGACCGGCCCCTTCAAGACGGGCGCCCAGCTGTTCGACCGCGAAGATGCCAACGTCGTGATCTCCACCGAGAACAACGACGACTTCGAGAAGAACATGATCACTATCCGCTGCGAAGAGCGTGCCGCGCTCGCCGTCAAGCGGCCCGAGGGCTTCGTGACCGGCACCTTCAGTTCGTAACCAAGCCGGCCCGGCTTCGGTCGGGCCGGCCCTCACTGGAGGGCCCCATGAAGATCAAGGCAACCCGCCACTTCCTCAGCGACATCGGGATGGTTCGTCGCGGCACGGTCGTCGACATGCGCGACGTCCTGGCCCGTCAGCAGATCGAGCGCGGCCTTGCGGTCGCCGTCGAAGCGGAAGGCGAGAAGACCAAGAAGGGATCGGGACGCAATGGCGCCGGCAAGCCCGACCCCAAACCCGCGCCGGCACCCACCGAATAGGCGCACCGCGCCGAAGGAGACCACCATGCGTCGTATCACCGTCGAAGTCGTCACGGACGCCAGCGGCAACGCTTCCACCCTGTCGCCCCGCATTTCGGGCGAAATTCACCAGATCGAATATTCGAAGATCGACTTTCCCGATGGCGTCGACTTCACCATCGAGGGCGAAGCCACTGGCATCGACCTTTGGGTGGAGAGCAACGTCAACGCATCGACCGCCCGTGCGCCGCGTCAGCCGACGCATTCGCAGGCCGGTGCTGCGCTGCTCTACGCATCGGGTGGCACCGCCGTCGCCGACCGTATCGCGATCGCAAACGATCGGGTGAAGTTCGGGATCTCCCAGGGTGGCAACGCCAAGAGCGGCAAGTTCCATATCCTGATCGACTAACGCCCCCTCCGGGCGTGAACCGCGGGGCGGCGTTCCCTTTCGCCGCCCCGCACCCTTTTCTCGCAGCTTAGGAGCGCGACATGCGCATCAAGGCAAAGATCGCCTTCAACCATGAGATCGGGTCGCTTCCACGCGGTGCGGTGATCGAGGAGACCGCCAAGCGCGGCAAGGCCCTGGTCGATTCCGGCAAGTTCACGGAAACGACCGAAGAGGTGACCCATCGCGCAGCCGGCGCGAAGGCGAAGGCTGCGGCCGAGCCGGTCGACAAGACCGCCTGACGTGCGCGTCTTCGTCGTCACTCCCCCCGAGCCGGTCGTCAGCTATGCGGAGGCCGTCGCACGCCTCCGTCTGGCTGGCGGTACGGCCGAACAGGGCGATGTCGAAGGCATGATCGCCGCAGCAACGTCGCTGATCGATGGGCCCGGCGGCTGGCTGGGCCGTGCGATCGGCGCGCAGATATTGGAGGCGCGACTGGACGCCTTCACCGCCGAAATGGAACTGCCATTCCCGCCAGTCGCCGCCATCGTCAGTGTCAAATATATCGATGCGGACGGCGCCGAGCAGACGATGGGTTCGGGTGATTACTATCTCGCCGGCCGCAAGCTGATGCTCACGCCCGGCAAATCCTGGCCATCCGCCCGTGCCCAGGCCGAGGCGGTGCGCATTCGCTACGATGCCGGCTATGAGGCCATCCCACCGAACATCAAATCGGCCATCCTGCTGATGACCGGGGATCAGTACCGTCACCGCGACACAGCGCCCGAATTGTCGAAAGCTGCCGAACGGCTGCTCGAGCCGCTTCAGGTCTGGGCCTGATGGCGGGGCTCGCTGCCGGCGATCTCGATCGCCTTGTCATCATCATGCGGGCGCCCCAGGTCGACGACGGCATTTCGCGCACGCGCGGGGTTCCGGTCGAGATCGGCCGGCGCTGGGCGAAGAAGGACGACGCCTCCGACGGCGAGCAGATGCGCTCCGGGCAACAGGCGCAGGATCTGACGACCCGCTTCCTTATGCGCTGGGACGACCTGACGCTGTCCATCACGGGCGCCGATGTCCTGGAATGCGAAGGCGAGGTCTTCGAGGTCACCGGCAACAAGGAAGCCCGCGGCTATGATCGGCGCAGCGCGCGCGAGATCACGGCCGCCGCCCGACCCGACCAGGCATAGCGGGAGCGATCCATGGAGGAATGGCTTCGCGAACAGCTGCTGGCGGCCGAAGGGCTTGCGGCGCTGATCCAGACCCGGCTCGATTGGGGCGTGCGCGCCCAGGGCGATCGATACCCCGGCGTGACCCTCAATCTGAT